ACAAAAGAACCAAAAAGAGTATCAGGAGAGTTAAGTCCACAAGTAAATACAATTGACCAAATTACAAAGTATGCAGGCAATCTTGTTGCACAAACACAACCAACAAAATCATCAAAATCAGCATCAACATTAAAGAAAGTAACATCGTTGGATGAAATAGCAAAGGCTGCTGTGAATGTAGAAAAACAAACTGGTTACCCTGCTGCTGCCATTGTCACACAATGGGCTCTTGAAAGTGGATGGGGACAGAGCGTATCAGGTGATTACAACCATTTTGGTATGACCAGAGACGCAGGAACATCCAAAAAATATCATACGGTTGAAACACCTGAGGACATCACCTACGAGCAACTGATGCACTACCCTAAAAAGGAAAGAATGACAGCCACAAATGTAGATGGAACACCAATTACTGGTCCTTGGCAAGGAAAAAAGATAATTATAATGCGCCGTGATTTTTCGTCCTATGATAGTCTTGAAGATGCGATAAAAGACAACGTTAGATTGATTACCTCAAATAAGAGATATGCTGGAGGGCTTGAGGCTTACAAAAAGAGCGGAAACGTCGAGGATTTGTTACGAGGAATTGCACGAGGTGGATATGCTACTGGTAGAAACTATGAAAGCCAACTAGTAAGTATCAGTAAGCAAAGTAATATTGCGCAAGCGATTTCCAAGGCAAAGTCTGACGGATTATCCGCTGATACTTATGTTGCTGCATTAGTGCCTGGAGCTAAAGCAACATCCAGAGGAGAACAAATGTCGAAAGGAATTGCCGACATTTCTCCAAGACCAGTAAATCCTGTTACACCTCAGCAACCACCTGTTATGATTGCACAGACAAATAACGCTCAGAGCGCATCATTACAGTTACCTCCGGGAGCACGTCCTGTAAGCAGCAACAGACGAATGGAAGAAGGTAGATTCTCCAGATCATAGACCTGAAAATGCCCCTCTCTTTTTGGAAAGGGGCATTTTCTTTACTGACTAATCTTCCTCTGCAATTTTGCGAAAACGCGCCATCGCGTCATCTTCATCATCAACTGAGGTAGAATCTACCTTGCTCCATGGCATATCGTCTTCCTCTACTTCTTCATTCTTCTTTGAAGCGATAGGCTTACGGAACTTAGGCTTTACTTCCTCTTTGTCCTCAATTTCTTGGTCAAGGTCGTCCTCTTCGGCGGTTGTAGGAACAGTAACCGTGTGCCAAACTTTTAAGAATTGAGCATTCAGTTCCTCGAATGATTTGAACTGTGAAGCATCAGTAAATTCCTTGAGAGGAATCAACTGTCTGTAAATCTCCAACAATTCATCTTCATTCTTTGAAAGTGGTGAAGGTGAATCGAATTCTGACTTGTCATAATTGCGATAGCCTTCTAGCTTCCGGATCTTTAAACGGAAGTTGCATCCATTCCAGAAGTCGAAAGGATTTTCAGAAGTTTCATCAGCAAATTCCGGAAATAGCTTATTGTTGATCTTGTCAAAAATCTTCTTACCATACTTATATAAGAAGATCTTTCCCTCATTTTCCTTTCGGTTTGGATCCGAAATAACCATAATATTGGAGATATAACTTAACTGGCGCTTGCGATTTCTAACAATCTCTTGATTAGACTTCAAGCCAGTATCCCACAACTTGTTATTTTCGGCACAAACCGGGCAATCTTGCCCAATTGTGGTTGGGCAGTTCTCGATGAACCACTTGCTTGTTGGTCCCTGGAAACAATGACGCCATACTCGTACCCAAGGAACATCTTCACCCTCGGCAGGTGGTAGAAAACGGATGATGGCAGAGCCATTTCCTGTCTTAGGATCTACTTCAGGATCCCAAAAGCGAGGGTCACTATAATTTTGTTTTGAACTGATCTTTTCGGATTCTTTCTTGAGAGAATCGAGAAAGTCCTTGGAATTCTTCTTTAGTGAAGAAAATGAAGTAGGCATTGTATCTCCTGTATGTAATTGTATCTAATTGTATGTAACTGTATCTACTGTATTTTTGGTATGAATTTGTCCACGCACTCATCACAATCCAAAGTAACTTCGTTGAATTCTATAAGTGGCGTAGCCTCATCAAACTCATCAAACAAACTCAACTGCGAACTAGTTTCTCTATCATTTAATTCTATCACAGAGTCACCCATGAAGTCAAGATTTTTGTCGAAACCTTGAATTTCACCAAGTACACCGTATAGATTCTTGATCTCACGGATATAGGATTTCTTTTCCTTCTCCAGTTCTAATTTCTCCAAAGTCAAGCAAGTATTCTTGCTGTGTAAATCCAAATTTTTATCCTGCAGGATCACATACTTATCACCCAACTCATGATACTTGGAAACTACATATCGAATGTATTTCTTCAGAGTATTGGGGTTGTTTGTGTCCTTAATTATCATTTAAGAAAGCCTCTCTAATGACTTTCTTGTATTTATCAATGTCATTAACCAAATACTTATGGATAAAAGGTTTATACTTCTTCAACTTGAAGGAACGGTTAACCCAAACCAAATCGGATGGTAGAATCCTGTCAAAGTGCGAAATAAGATGAATGAAAGCATCATACACCAAAAAAGTCTCATCTGTAATATCTCCAGATAACAGAGCCTTTAGGAAAATTGGTTGGCTGTTCTCTGTTCCATAAAGTAAAGACTTTATGCTTCCATTTGACAGATTAGAAAGGATTTTTGTCTCTTGCTCAAAGCGATACAATAGACTCTCGACTTTCTTTTTCCAATCCAAGTAATTCTCTTCATTCATATTACCGACCCAAATCTTGGGATTGGTTATGAAGTTGGCAACAAGAAACTCTATAACATCCTCATTTGAGAGATTTTTAACCAACTTTTCAAAGAAGTACTTATCTCTACGCTCAGAGAACTTTTCCGCATTGGCTTTCACATGCCCTTTGTACTTAAAATAGTCATAGTACTCTGAGGTAAAGTGTAGTCTTAATGCAAGATACGACTTATATGCCTCTAGTGCATTCATAATGGTAGTTTAGCCTTTGAAGGTAGGAAATGTAAGTTCTCCGCCTCTGCTTCCAATTTTGACTTTAGAGCACCTCTCACCAAGTCTTTTAGCATTTCAAACTCAAGTTCATTATCATTACAATATTCTATGATTGCTTCAATATATCCAATTCTCCTTCGCCTTACCATATCTTCAATGGTCATGGCAAAGTCTTCCGAATTATGTCGCAACCTCTCATGGATGGTGGGGTTGTCTTCCGCTTTATTACTAATAGGTTTTCGGCTCATATATCAACACTTTTATTGTATCAGACTTCTACCGATAAAACAAGTGGTCTTTCACTCTTATTGTAAATTTTCTTTTGTTTTTCCAAGAAGGATGAACATATTTGGCATGGAAAAATTTTGAACCATTAGTAAAGTCCTTATATTTCTCTGGGCACTCTATCATGCTTCTAGCAAGTTCTTTTGATTCCATCCAATTTTTGTTATTTGGTGGTGTGTCACTAACTGAATCACAATACCACAGAAATTGACAACATCCACCAAGTTTCTGGTGAACTACACTACAAATTGATAGGTTCCAATCTTTGCTCCTATTTAGGATTACCCAGGCTACTGCTTCTTTACCCCGTAACGATTGATTTCCTGATTCAAAGTATATACCTTTTGCCAAACAGTCAATGGTTTGTTTTTGTTCTATTTTTTGCTGCGGTGACAATGGCATTACTAATAGGGCTGTCAGTAAAACTACCAGTCGGATTAGTTTTGTCATTTTTCCTCGGTTAAAAAGAAATTTGTGGAGATTCTGTTTCCACGCTCTCCACGGGCGCAGCAATTACCGCTTACGCAGCATACGCATAGCTGGAATTTAATTCAGCCTTTATTGTTTTGCTCTGATTTACGAGTGTGCTACTCGGATGTCTCCAGTTCGCTACTTCGCCCCGTCGAAACCATATTCACCCCCAAATTTAATGGTGGAGGTGCAGGGGGTCGAACCCTGGTCCGAAACGACATTACTCCCCTTCATCGACAACAGTTTTATTTATGCTATCTTTTTGTAGTGGAAATAAACTCCAATTAATGATAACCCCACTAATTCAAATGTTGCTGGTTCTGGAACAGGTGGTTGCGGTGTATTTGGGTTATCACTGCAATTACCAGAAATACAAGAGATAATAGCATGAACTCTTCCATCTAGGTTATTAGAATTGGAATCTCCAATACCGTTATTGGTGTTTCCACTATAATAGGTCGTTCCAACACTAGTAGATAGTGTTAGAGGAATAATTTGCCCTTTTGTGAGAGTATTTGTTAAAAATGAAAGTGTGGAATCCGCATCATGAACAGTTACAAGAGTTGGATGACCAACGTACATTGTTAGAATGTATGACGCACCATCATAGCTTCTCCAAACTTGCCCTCCAGTTGGACCAAACTTGACAAATCCTTGCCAATCATTGAAATCATCATCTGTGAGATTTTGACTCTTTCGGTTAAGATCTTCCCAAGAGATAGACCAAGTTGTGTTTGGTATATACTTCAAATCTGCACCAAATCCAATATACTGTTGCGGTATAACTCTTATACCCTCAGCCACATTAGGATTTGGAAAATTCATAGGTGTCG